ATGGTTCACTTGTTACCTCTTCTCTAATCAGAGAAACAACTGGGTTAGATTCTCAGAACTATGGTTACAAGTTCGGACAAGAAGAAGAAACTTATAATATAGTTGCTGCACATGGATACTTCGGTAGATTAATCTTCCAGTATGCAAGTTTCAATAACTCAAGAAGTCTTCACTTCTTCCTTGCAACATTCCCAGTTGTATGTGTATGGTTAACCTCTATGGGTATCTGTACAATGGCATTCAACTTGAATGGATTCAACTTC